AACATACAACATCAGCACGCCATCCCCATTGCGGAATTGTAGAACTGAGGGATCAAAGATTCGTCGGTTACTTGATAACCATAACCCTCAACACGGGAATCAATCTCGCGTTGAAAATCTTTCTTGTTGATGTAACTCTTAGACTGAGTTCCACCCATGAAAGTAACAACTTTGAGCATCAGACGATTGTGAATCTCACCCGTAGCAAACTTGACGGGGTAGAAGTCAACAACCATGTTGCCATCTTTGGAAGTGAGTTGCATTTAGTGCGAATCCCTTTGACTCTTTAATAATACACGGGATTGACCCCCATGGCGGGTTTAGTGGACAGTTCTTCCAACTGTCACATTGCTCCTACCTCTCGCAATTCTCCATCAATACAATCAAAAATCTCAGTGTAAATGTGATCGTAATCGTCTAGATTTTCAATAACTTTATTTGCAACTTCTTCACTAATGTTAGACTTTTCTCCCACAACATCAGGAAAATCAATTACATCATCTTTAGTAAAGATCCATGCAGCAACTGGTGCATCTACCCCATGATACTTGATAAGTTGATCGACAGATTTACGGAGTTCGAGAAGAGTGCGAGTCATGAGTTTCAGTTAAGAATGTGACGATAATCGATAGACTTGATACACCAACCTGAAGCAGTTGTTACTTCATCAACTAAATCATCTTCATCATCTGCTTCCCAAAATGTGCCGATGTAATCTTCATAAACTTCTTGTTGCATTTTTGGTGACAACTCAAAGTTATCATCTTCAAAATCGAATGTGATTTCAGTGATTTGGAATTGCATGATTAGTTCCAGTTGATGTAAGTATTGTCGGGATTTATCCCGTATTGTTCACATCTATACTCATAGGCGATTCGCTTCAACTGTTCGATGTCATAATCTTCGATTGATTGAAGAATAGAACGTCGCAGTTGTTTAGTTTGAGTGTCGTCTGAAATGAGCATCATGGTAGCAATTTAACGTCGATTTCTTTCCAATTAGGATACTGTTTCATCGCATAGTTTGTGAGTTTAGTATTATGCGATTTGATACCCTTTTGTGTCTTTGGACGTGTGGGCATTGTTCGCAAAAATGATAACGTACCTTCGTCAGTTGTAACTGAGATTGAATAAGTTGCTGTTGTTGTTTGCATCAATCAACCTCCGAACATGTCATCGAAAAGTTGTTGAGAATCACGATCGATTTCTTCACGGTGTTCTTGTACCCAACGCTCATGATCTTCCATACGTTTGATTGCTTGGTCACGAGTCAATCCGTCATGCATGATGACATTTCCGTTTGGCAGTCGATGAAACATTGCGAGTGATGAATCCCTTTGACTCTTATAGTATTGCACCTTACAGACGATCCTGGCGCCTCTGGTGGACAGCACGGCGACTGTCACCAGGACTTCCGTGCAGTGAAGTTTCTGAAACTAAACTCCCGACGATTGATGAGTTTGAATGTACCAAACTGATTGGTCATAACATAACCTTCATGGTCACATTCTTCACCAGCAAAGTAACACTCAATCTCTTCATCGGCAGACATACCTTCCATTATCAAATGTTTGATGTGAATGATAAGTTCATAAAGAAAAGTTAGTCTCTTACCCATACCTGCATGGGATAAACTTTTCTCTTCACGGATACACTTATTGACTGCAACTTTTAGTTCTTGTCCTCTCTTTCCCTCAGGTAATCGAACAAAATTGCTAACCAGATCTGCAAAAGCAAGAAGGTGATTAACCCTACGGCGACGGGAGGTAATGGTTGCATTGGTGTTCAAAAAATGAGTCTTATCTTGCTGAAATGGTTTCTCTTTTACACGAGCAGAATATATTTCTGGTGGTGCAACATCGAAGGGAAAATCAAAGCGAACTTCTGCATCTTTGATAGTCTCACCAACATAATGAGTGTGTGCAGCAAAGATAATAGATTCTGGGTGAACCTTTTGAATCATCTTGTAAGTAATTGTATTGGGTGTAAATGTATTTCCACCACCCCAACCGATAAAATCACCCTGATAGATTCCCTTCACTTTAGGTAGACATTCAAAACACATATGTAGGATGGATGCTACATTGGGAATGTGTCCATGATTGTTCTCAATATCTGCGTGGTTATAGTTAATCTTGATCTTCTTTTTATTGAATACACTTTTAGTACCCACAAAGAACTTACCGTTCTCAGGATTGATGCCCCAAACTATAGCGGGAGCACCATCATATTTGACAGAAACGGTAGAGTTTTCTTCCCACAGAAAATTAAGCATCTGTCGGAAACTATCCCGACCCTCAAGTAGAGAATCCTCGGGATGTTCTAAGTGAGTGTTCTTTTTCATACTAGTATCATTGCACAAAAAAACTCCCCTGTCAAGGGGAGTGTGCAGGTTATTCAACTGTCATAGTTTACCCTATAACCTGCTTCGATTGTGTTTAGTGTTTCATATGGAGCAAGTTTCATTAACATTAACTTGCACTTGGAATCTTCTCTCGATCCTTCAGGAACATTTTCAACATAGAGAAGCATTGCTTTATAGAGTGTAGAACACTCATCTCCACAAAATTCAACCATGATTAAGTAGTGAACTGTTCAACAATACAAGACTCTGCATCTTCTGCGAGAGCATATGTTGGTGCTTTGAGGATATTCTCTCGAAGACGATTGTAATAGTCGTCGTTCAATCCATCATCCTCAGTAGCAATCAAATCAAAACATTCATCATCATTTTCTGCAACAACCACCCACATTCCACCATACTCAGAACGAGGAAATGGGATGAAGTGGTCAACAGTATAAAGAAACTTTTGTGTCATTTGTGGTAGTAAATTACTCCTTAATTGTAATAGTTGTGTTTGTTTTTGTCAATGATTACCAACCTCGATCATTTAACCAGTCGGCAAGTTTCCAACTAGACCAACCAATAAGACCGCCAATAATCCAAGCAAGTATTCCTACTGGCATCATAAAACAACCAACAATAAATGCACCGATTCCGATAACAAAACCGATGCCAGCAACACCAGCACTCACTGAATCTTCTGCGATTGGAGTATCATCCCGAGTTGTTGGAGTGTAAGAATCCCAATCCAAAGATTCACGGACATTGATAGCATAAACACCAATGATCCTGAACCCAGGAATGCCATCACGTTTTGAACGAACTTGTGCTTCAGCACCAGACATGTTCAAACTTTCAACAACATCAGTGTTGATAAGTTCGTTGTTAGCAGTCCACTTTACTTCAAACTTACTCATGATAGAAACACATCATTAAAGGATTGTGGTTGACTTTCATCGCAGAATATGGAGTTGTATCCTCCAATTCTACCGGATTTCCACACTTGGTGGAGTTAATAGGGGCGCAATAGCATTTCTTTTTTGCATCGTAGAATCCCCAGATACACCGACTCGGATCGCCACCATTGTAATTAAACCCGCGATCATATACAGTCCAGATAGAATACACATTACGCTTAAAAGGTAACGTCTCGTATCTGTAACCGTCTGGAGATGTGTGTGGGAAAGATGTTTTGATTTCTCGTAAGATTTCATCGGGGACATCATTCATCGCTCCACTTTCCAATCGTCGTTACCTCTTGCAGGAACCCAAAAGTAGTAAGATTTATTCAGCGACTGAAGGTAAAACCATTTTTCACCTTCATGTTCACGAACAGTTTCCACAACACAAGTGTGAAACAAATCCATCTCATTAGCAAAGCGATTCTTCGCTTTACGAGACAGGGGAGTGACACAAACTCGTTTGGTTTTGGTAGTCATGAATTAACCTTTCGACTTAATTAAGATAATGCATCCAGGAGCGGATTGGATGAAATGGTGTGCGGTTTCTTGACCGTCACATTCTTCCCGTTCGGGATTTTTTTGGTTTGTTTGGGTGCAGATCCCTTATTTTTTTCCCGATCGGGAACATTGGAAACACTAGAACCCTTGCCACCACAGGGATTCAGTATGAGCGAATTACTCTTTTTTCGTGATTTTCGTTTGGCGGGTGGTTTGGGTTGTACCTGCGACCCAGATTTTCGTTTTTTGTATTTTTCTACTTTATTCATGGCACTTTGGAAGGTGCGTGATACATCACTGAGCACACTTCCATTGTGGATGATAACCCACTCTTTCTCACCAATGCATGGCACTACTGCCCACATTCCATCGGGAGATACATAATCCCTCACAGGTTTGGGGTCAAGTAGTGTAGAGTTTTGGTTGTAGTATTTCTGACTCATCGACGGATCTCCGAGATAGCAGGTTGACCCTGATTAAACACCGTGTCTACCACTGCCTGAACCTTTTTAGAGGTGGAGATACCCACAGAGTCATAAACAGGGATACAGACCAATCCAAAGGTCTTAGAAGTGTCACCCAGACGGATAACGCGACCGATAGATTGCGAGATGCCAATATAATCCATGTTACGGAGGAAGATGACACTTTCCAATCCGTTGACGTTGATACCTTCGGACAGGATGGAGTGATGAAGAACCACAAACTTCTTGTTAGGATCTTTACCCCATGCATTTAGAGTGTCAAAGAATACCTCACGGTTCACCTTTTGACCATCAATAATTGCACCAGTCTTGGAGGTAATCGTCATCCAAGAGTAACCACGAGACGCGACATCTTTGCAGAAGTCAGAGTCACTCAGAAGACCCATGATCTGTTTGGTCGTTCTAGCACAGACCAGAATCTTGTCTACATTTTGGTCATCAATCGACTCGATCAGAAAGTCACTATCACGCGACCAGATCTTGAACTTGTCCTGAACCATTCCGAGTTGTTTGACAACAACTTTAGGAGGAAGAATGTAACCCTGTTCAACCAACTCAGGTGCAGGAATGTTGCAGATCACCTGACCATAAACCTCAGGCATA